GTAGTCGCTTATCCTGCACAAGGATGGGGCAGTGATTATTGGGGAATTGAAAACTGGGGCGAATCAGGTCTCACTGTATCTCTTACCGGTTTTTCCATGACTTCAACATTAGGAGCACTTATTCCAGGATGGGGAGATCTGGCATGGAATAATAGTGAGTATGGTTGGGGCTATTCACCAGTAACTATTCCTCAACAACAAATGGGACTTACAGGAATTTCCTCAACTTCAACTTTAGGAACTCCTACAGTTACTCCAGAGACGATTGCATCATTGACAGGAGTTTCAGCCACTTCTTCAGTAGGATCTATTATTACAGAAATTGGTGTGCCTCTCACAGGACTTTCAATAACTTCTTCTGATGGAGCGCCAACTATAAGATCCTATAATACAACTACTCTAACTGGAATTTCTGCTACTTCGACAGTAGGCGCACCTACTGTTAGTTCAAATCCACTGGTTCAACCTACAGGACTTTCATTAACAAGTGCCGCAGGAGCAATTACTCCACCAGCTCAAACAATGGGATTGACTGGAATTTCTGCTACAACATCAGTTGGAGCTATTACACCCACAGATCAAGTAATGGGATTAACAGGGCTCTCTGCTACCGTTTCAGTTAATTCTACTTTCAGTATTCTAGCTTATAAAGATATTGATATTACCGGCAATACATCATATACTGATGTTGACATAACAGGTTATACATCTTATACAGATGTAGATCATGTAGCATAGGAGATTTTTATGGCATCAACATACAATAGTTTAGGCTATCAATTAATGGCTACTGGCGAGCAAGCTGGTACATGGGGAACTAAAACTAATACAACTTTAGACGAAATCAAAGAGAGTTTTGGTTATATTTCTATCGCAATGACAGCGGATAGAACTTTAACTATTCCAAATGGCTCCACTGGGACTTATGACGGAAGAGCATTTATTATAGAATGTACAGGAACGCTTGGAGGAACTAGAGTCCTAGATATTGCACTACAAGCAGGAGATCCTGCAGCTAATATTGAAAAACCATTTATTATTTATGACAATACAACTCACTCAGGAGATACTTTAACTTTTAAAGCTACCGGTGCATCAGGATTTGCTTTAACAGAAGGTTCTACTTATTTATGTTATCACAATGGAACAGATATTATTAATACAGGTCTTGGTGCCGGAGATGTAACTCTTACAGGTACACAAACTTTAACAAACAAAACTTTAACTGCTCCAAAAATTGTAAGCGGAGGATTTATTGCTGATGCTGGTGGAGATGAAAACCTAGTTTTCACTGAGGTAGGTACTCCAGTTAATGAACTTAGAATAACGAATGCGGCTACGGGTTCAGGTCCAATTCTTGCAGCAATTTCTACCAGTGCGACCGATTCAAATATTGATCTTAATATTAATCCTTTAGGAACAGGAGTCCTTAAATCAGGAACAGCAGCAGTTAAAATTGCAGGAACAGAAACTATTTTTGTTCCAGCGGCAGCCATGTTTGGAACAACAACAAATGGAGCTGATGCACAAGCAGTGGAAACTACAGCAACTAGACCTGAATTAAAGGTTTTAGATTTTGATGCATCTACAAATGAATATGCACAGTTCAGTATTGCAATGCCAAAATCATGGAATTTAGGCACAGTAACTTATCAAGTTTTTTGGAGTCCAAGCACTACGAATACGGATACCTGTATTTTTGCTCTTCAAGGTCTGGCTACTACTGAAGGTGACACAGCCGATGCTGTTTTTGGAACAGCCGTAGAAGTTGAAGACGATGGAATTGGAACTGTCGAAGATGTACAGATGAGCGCCGTGAGTGGTGCAGTAACAATTGCTGGATCTCCAGCCGATAATGATTATACCTTTTTTCAACTTTTTAGAAACGCAGCAGATGGTGACGATGACTTTACTGGTGACGCACGAGTAATGGGGATTAAATTATTCTATACTACAGACGCTGCTAACGACGCATAAGGAGAATAGAATATGTCTTTTGGATACAAAATTTTAGGATTTGGATCGGGTGGCGCAGTTGGCCCTCAAGCTCCATATAATATTTCAGTCATAGTAGTTGCTGGCGGAGGCGGCGGTGGCTCACAACATGGTGGCGGTGGCGGCGCTGGCGGATACAGAACAGATACTTCATTAACTTTAACAGGCGGAACAGATTATACTATCACCGTAGGTGATGGAGGTGCTGGTGCTACGGGTACTTCACAAGCCATAGGAACTGTAGGAAGTATTAGTCAGATTGACGATAGCGGAGCAACAATTACAACATTTACATCAGCTGGGGGAGGTTATGGCACCGCCAATGCTCTAGGTCTCGGAGGAGATGGCGGCTCAGGTGGCGGAGGATCATATAACACTGCTGGAGGTTCAGGAGATACTCCTGCTACTTCTCCAGCTCAAGGAAATGATGGCGGAAATGGCCCTAGTGCAAGCGATTGTTGGCCTGCTGCTGGAGGCGGAGGAGCTAATGCCGCTGGTACAGGAGGAGGTTCTGGTGCTAATTGCCCAGGAGGATCCGGCGGTGCTGGTACAGCAAATGCATTAACAGGATCGTCTGTTACTTACGCAGGTGGCGGAGGCGGAGGTGTAAACAGTGGGACTGGTGGGCCTGGTGGGGCTGGTGGCGGAGGTGCTGGTTCAAATGCATCAGCAACTGCAGTTGATGCTACTGTTAATACAGGAGGCGGCGGAGGCGGCAATCAGATAGCTGCCGCTGATCAAAGTGGAGGAAACGGAGGCAAAGGAGTTATCATTTTAAAAATAGCGGATGCAAATTATGCAACCGCGGCCGTGACTGGAAGTGCAACAGTAGATACATCAAGTGTAGCTGATTATACGATTGTAAAATTTACAGGAGACGGCGTATATAGCTCCGGATAAATTATGGCTTCTTTTGCAAAATTAGATAATAATAATATAGTTATAGAAGTACATGCACTTGATAATCATGTGACTGCAAATTCCGAAAATGTGGAAGATGAAAATATAGGAATTGAGTACCTTACTAAAATTCATAAATACTCCAACTGGAAACAAACTTCTTACAATACTATAGGCGGAACTCATAAATTAGGAGGAACACCTTTTAGAAAAAATTTTGCTGGAATAGGTTATACCTATGATGCAGTTAAAGATGCTTTTATTCCACCAACACCTTTTCCATCCTGGATATTTAATGAAGGAACTGCTAATTGGGATCCACCTGTTACATATCCTTCGTCTACAACATATATAGAACTCAATGATGGAGTTGCCAGTGTTCTTTCTTATGTTATTGAATGGAATGAAGCTGGTCAAAAATGGACAGCATTTAAGTGGTCGACTCCTAAAGTATACTTTGATTGGAATCCATTAACAGAAAACTGGGATTCAGTATAATAAAATAGATTAGAAAGAAATCATTGTAATAACTCTTATCATATTGTAGATTCATTTCTATAAAGAATGAATATTAAACTTAATGAATCCAACATGAATAAAGAGTTCCGTCTTACGGAAATATCTCTTAAAAACAATTTAAAAGTCCATGTCTATGATAATTGTTTACCTATTCCGGTCTTTAAAGAAATACAACAGAATTTATTAGGTCTCCATTTTCCTTGGCATTATAATGAAGGAGTTTTATATAATAAGGAGACTCAGTATGATCCTGTTGTACCTCCTATTGATGGTTATGAAGATAACCTTGATGTTTTTCAATTCACCCATATGTTTTTTCGAGAGGGGGCTTATGCATGGACACCTTCGATGGCGATTATTGTTCCTATCTTAAATGTTTTAAACGCTAGAGCATGGATAAGAGTTAAAGCAAATTTAGGACCAAGAGAACCTAAACATTTATCGAGTGGATGGCATTATGATTCGTTTGATGATAAAACAGAACCTTACAAGGATACAATAACAGCAGCATTTTATATTAATACTAATAATGGATATACTTTACTGGAAACTGGTGACAAGATAAAGAGTGTAGAAAACAGGCTTGTTTTATTTCCATGTAATGTTTTACATACAGGCATTACACAAACAGATACAAAAGTAAGGGTTCTACTTACCTTTAATTTTTTTAATAAGAGGAAAATTAAATGAACAATAAAACAGATATAATAAAAGATTACATGGGTATTTTTCCTAACACTGCCCCTCAACAATATTGTGAAGACCTAATTAAATGGTTTGAGTACAATAACAAAGAGGGAAGTGGAGGTGGAAAAAAAACACAGAGTAGACAGGAAATTGAAAACGGTATTTCAAAAACAGAGAAAGACTCTGAAATATATTGGTTAGGATCACATAATATAATGATGCCACGTGATCACATCATTCTTACAGAGTTTAATACAATGATCTGGAAAGCTTACGCTAAATTTAAAGATGTTTATGGAGCTGCCTTAGATCAAATAGGTATTCATAAACTGTCCCCAACAATCAAGATCCAAAGATATAAACCAACACAAGGTTACCATGTTTGGCATCCCGACGTTGCTAATCAGGGAACTGCAGGAAGAGTATTGGTTTGTCTTTTATATTTAAACACTGTTGAAGAAGGAGGGGAAACTGAATTTTTATATCAAAAAATGCGTGTACCCGCGGTTCAAGGGACTTTAGCAATGTTTCCTGCTACATGGACACATCTTCATAGAGGTAATCCTCCTCTTAAAGGAAATAAATATGTTATAAATACTTGGCTGGAGTTTGTAGAATAATATAATGAAAACATTATGTTCAATCCATAATAATTTTCCTCAATTTTATAAAGAGTGTTGTATAATTGAGTTAGAGATGGATATTCCTACGCAAAAAAGGTGGACTAAAATGCGTAAGGAAATGATTCCTCCAGAAGCTGATTTTCTATCCCTAAAAAATCTTAGAGAATCTATAGTAACGAATGGTTTACCTCATCCTATTACTGTCTGGCCACAAGAAAAAAAATTAAATGTATTTAGAGGGATCGAACAAGTATGGGTAGCAAAGACAGAAGGGTATACTCATATATCTGCATATTATATAATGAACATAGAAGACCTACATATAGTTCATCCACCGGAAACTAATTGGTATACTAAAAATAAACATTTGGGTGAAAAAGCATGTGAAGAACATAGAGAAAAAGTTTATAAATGGTTAGACAAAAGAGGAAAATCCAGGTTCCAAGAAAATCTTAATAATATTTATGAAGAGGCTTCTATAATTATAGAAAAAGAAATCATATAAAGAATGAAAATTACTGTTTTAGGTAAGGGAAATGCAGGCTGTTTAACTGCTTTACACTATGCTTATCATGCTCGTAAAAGAAAAAATATTTCCATTGAATTAATTTATGATCCTAATATTCCTCCTGAAAAAGTAGGACAAGCCACTCTTATAGGGGTTCCTACACTTCTATGGAAGGCTCTTGGAATAAATTGGTATGATAACCCTATCCAAGCTACTCCTAAATTTGGAATTTTATATGAGAACTGGGGAAAGAAAAATCATAAATTTATTCATCCTTTTGCTTTCAATCTCGTAGCTCTTCATTACTCTCCTGCTAAATTACAAGACACTATTTTAACATCTAAATATTTTAAAGTGAAAGAAAAACATATTAATAATTATGATGAGATTGATTCAGATTTTATTTTTGATTGCCGAGGAAAACCATCTAAGAATTTTGATAATTATAATGAGTTGAGAAGCCCAGTAAATTCTGTTCTTTTAGGAGAAGGAAAATCTAAAGATTGTGATATTAATTGGACCCGTGCTGTTGCTACTCCTGATGGCTGGACTTTTGTTATTCCTAACACCACTAAAACTACTTCTTATGGCTATCTTTATAATGATAAAATTACTTCAATTAAAAAAGCTAGTACTAATTTTAAAAAGTTATTCAACTTAGCAAAACAAGGCATTTACTTGAATGAGAAAGTAGATAACTTTAAATTTAAAAGCTATGTAGCTAAGAAACCTATCCTGGATAATAGAGTTATTTTAAGTGGTAATAGTTTATTTTTTCTTGAACCTTTAGAATCCACTGCTATTGAATCTTATTTACAGTGGGCACGTCTTACATGGGATTGGATCATAGACAAAAAAGTGACTCCTGAATTTATTACTAATCAATTTCATACCTATATAAATCAAGTACAAAACTTTATCTTGTGGCATTATATGTATGGTTCAAAATATAATACCCCTTTCTGGGAAGCTACTAAGAAATTTAAAATTAATGACCTTGCATTTAGTCGTTTATTAACATCTGCTAAAAAGTCTTCAATGATTGAATTATTAGACCAAGAAAATATTCATTTAAATAATAAAATGTATGCTCAATGGGTCCCATATAATTTTAAATACTGGCATAATGGTATGACAAAATGATGAATGACAAAGCTATAGTTACTGCAATATTTCCAAGTCCTGTTTATAGATCCACATTAACAAGAAAATTTACTAATAAGGAATCTAAATTTATAAGTGAATCAAAACTAGATGTTAATAAGAATGAAGGGAATACTACTAGTAAGAATAACTACATTCTTAATGCTAAACCTTTTAATAATTTAAAAAAAGAATTAGATAACATAATTCAAGATTATTTTGATAAAGTAGTGTCCACCTCAAATAATATAAAACCTTATATTACTCAATCTTGGTTAAATTATACAGAAACAGATCAATATCATCATAAACATGCTCATCAAAATTCAATAGTATCTGGTGTTGTTTATATTAATGCAGATAAAAAAAATGATAGAATTAAATTCTTTAAAGAAACTTATTCAACTATTAAACTTGAAATAAAAGATTACAATTTATGGAATTCTGACTCCTGGTTTTTTGAAGTAGAAACAGGGGATATAATTTTATTTCCTTCATCATTAATTCATATGGTATATCCTAAACAAGGAACAAATACTAGGATCAGCCTATCTTTTAATACATTTGTTAAAGGGACACTCGGTGTTAAGAGGGACTTAACAGAATTAATACTTTAACCCACTCAAGAAATAGTATATAATAAAAGCTTGTAAGGGGATGATCCACCACAGATTCCCCTTACTTTAAAACATTTGAATTCCCCTACAATCTGATATAAACCATAATAAACAGGTTTTTATATGCTACAAAAATTAGGTTTCTTACCAGGATTCAATAAACAAGTTACAGAAACCGGCGCTGAAGGGCAATGGTTTGATGGTGATTATGTAAGATTTAGGTACGGTACTCCTGAGAAAATAGGAGGTTGGCAACAACTCGGAGCCGACAAATTAACTGGTGCTACTCGTGCTCTTCATCACTGGGATGATAATGCGGGCACTAAATATGCGGCTCTAGGAACCAACAGAATTTTATATGTTTATTCAGGGGGTATATTCTATGATATCCATCCTATCAGAACTACATTAACAGGTGCCAAGTTTTCAAGTACTGCTTCACAGACAGCAGTCACAGTAACGTGCACTGGATCTCATGAATTATCTGAGGATGATATTGTTAAGTTCGACGGTGTAAGTGGGGTCACTGCCGTAGGGTCTACTTATACTGATGCTACTTTTGAAGACATAAAATTTATGGTCACGTCTGTGCCTACTCCCACTACTTTTACCATTACAATGGATACTCAAGAATCGGGCACACCTTTATCGTTAAGTGGAGATGCCTCAATACTATGTTACTACACAGTGGGGCCTTCACAACAAGTGGCCGGTTACGGATGGGGCACAGGAAACTGGTCAGGAGCTGCCTCAGGTCCAGCGACTACTACCTTGGGTGCTGACATTGCAGATACAAGCACGACAAGTATTACCTTAACAACCTCAGCAGCTTTCCCATCAACAGGTGAAATTAGAG